GAATTAAAAAAATCCATTATATCATTACTTACTTCTCTTGTAATTATGTTCTCACTTCGAGGAGCATCTTTAGATTTGTGATAAGGATGAATTTCCTTCCAGCATTTTAGCATATGCTTTCTAACTTTATCTTCTATTTTAAATTCTTTACTACAAGTTGGACATACATACATTTTATTATTTACCTCTTTCATTTATATTATATTTATATTATAATATAATAAAATAAAAAAGTCAAGTGGGAAACAATCCCACTTGACATATAAAATAAATATTTTTAAGCTACATTGTCCATTGGAGTGCCCTCCATAATTCTTGTTGAAGCGTCTACGGGTTACAAATTATTTAGCCCATTGGACCGTACCTCTCTTTCGTAATATTTATTTCTTATAATTATATTATATCAAAAATTTTTGAAGTTGTCAAATTTTATTTAAATTGGATAATTTAATTCTTTACAATTTATACCATGTGAACAAAAATATTCTTGTAGACACTTTCGTTCACTACATAAATTATTGGGAGCTTCATATACCATTAAAACTATAATATCTTTATTAAATTTATTTAAACAAAATTCAAATGCTTTTATCATTTTGTCAAAATCAATAGTTTCAAGTAATTGTCTATATTCTTGCATAGTAGGACAGCTACCTTTTAATATTTCTTTTTCTTCGCATGGGCAATAATGCGTTCCCTGAGATTGGACTATAAGAGGTTCATAGCGGAGACCGCATATTATTCCTCTTTTGTCTATATAATATTCTTTTCCTATTGGCGGTTTAAACCATTTAGGATCTGATAGACAAGTTGAAACTGGCACCATGTTTTGTTTAAAATTACGAATTTGATAAAAGTATGAAGTATATATTTTTATCATTAATAATACCTTAGAGGAGCTAAGTAATAAGGAAGTAAAAATTGCATTTGATTGGAATATAATAATTGTTGTTTACAACTATTTAATCTTTCTTGCAACATTTTAAATTCCATATCATGCAATCTTAAATCAGCCAGTATTTTTGCTTGAACATCAGAAGAAGGAACTTCATCTACTTTATAATATTTTCTCATAATTTCATTTTCTTGAGAAAGCTTATCTATTTCAATGACCCGATTATTTAATGTGGTATTATTATTTTTTAAAATATTATTTTCTTCTTTTAAATCATCAATTGTTTTTTGAAGCTCATCGCAACTTTTTTGCCAAAAAGCCAAATCTCTCTCTAAGGATTCAATTTTCTTTTTATATTTATTAAAAAACATTTAATTTAGAACCTCATTTAATTTATTTATAATATTTGAATATTCTTCATATTTTTTATTTATCCAAACAACAAATTCTTCAGTAGGCATATCATTATACATATCATTATATGTATCAATTTCTTCTTCTGGCAAAGCATTTAAAACAAATTTTGTTTTATTTACAAAAGCAACTATATCATTCATATTTATTACCTCACTAATACTAACTTTTCAGAGCTTCTAGTACAAGCTGTATATAACCATCGAACGTGCTCTTCTTTATCAAAAGGAAAATTCTCTTCTAAAACCACAACATTATTCCATTCTGACCCCTGAGATTTATGACATGTAATCGCATATGCATAGGTGAATTCTTTCGGTACTATTTCACCATATCTAAGCTTCAGTTTTCCAAGTTTATAAGACAATTTCCAGTCACAACATTTTTCTCCAGTGATAATCATTTGGCGATCCATTTCTGTCATTTGATAAACGTCATTAGTATCTGGAATCATTAAATCGCCAGTTAACACATCAAATCTTCTTATATCACTTTTTACAAATCTTGGAATTTCTCTCCATGTTTGAAAACTATTTTTAAGGATACCAATAGTGCCATTAATTAGCGGATCTCCATTATTACTGAGGTCATCCCAATAATTACGTAGACAAATCATTTTATCTCCATCTACAGGATAGTCTGGATGATTTAATAGTTGTCTCATTTGATTATTAATAGATTCACGTTTAGCATTTGTTGCTGTTAATACTTGATTTGCCCATTGTAATGCTCCAGTATTAAGTTGAGAATAAGGAATGATTTTTACTTCTTTTCCATCATAATAATCAATTGGTTCATTATTTCTAATTTTCATTGTAAGTCGAATGATTTCTGATTCTTGCGCTTGCCGCATAATTTCATCAAGAAAAATATGAGGATGATCTAATAGATGGTTATCTTCATTTTTATCTATTGGCGGCAACTGACCAGGATCACCTAAACAAATTACATATACATTATGAGTAAATAATAAATCTATTAATGTTTTAGGAGCCATACTTACTTCATCAACGACGATAATACTATAATCTAATTGCGGTTTTGGTTTTCTAAAAAATCCACCATCAGGCTTAGGAATGGATTCATATAAAAGCTTGTGTAAAGTACAAGCATTTTTATTTCCTTTTTTACGAAGAACTTCTGCAGCTTTGCCTGTAAATGCACAATAACATACGTCATCCTCGTCTACATCAAGAGCTTCAATAATAAAACGTACAAGTGTGCTTTTTCCACTGCCCGCGTAACCACTAATTACTGTATACTTTTTACCTGCATTATACCTATCTATTGAAATTAATAATCCTTCTGCCTGTTTTTTCGTCAATATCATTAATCATGCTCTCCTATGGCTTCATTTAAGATCTGACAAAATTTCATTATATCTCTATTTGCTTGTCGTTGATAATAAGCTTTGTCATGTTCTTTTTTAGAGTCTTTTATAAATTCATATTCAGCCATTTGTTCTCTAGCTCGGATATAACGATAAGTCAAAGAATCATATATAAATCCTTTTAAATGTTTTACATTATCATCTTTAAAAGTTGCAAATGTACAATTTTCTTGTTTTTCAAAACCACATGTAAAATTTACAGAATATTGAAATGGACAATTTTTTTGATTACATTTCATAATAAAACCTCTTTCTATTTTTTCTATATATATTATATCAAATTTTAAGAAAAAAATCAAATTAAGAAAAATGCGTTTGAAAAAATCCAAACGCATTTTTTGTTTCTATGTAAGTGGTCATGTGCGCGCCGAGCCGTTAAGAAGATACTCCTAATGAATCTAAAAAATTTGCTATATAAGATGCACATGAAGAACAAATTTCAATATTGGATAATTCTATATCAGATTTAAATTTAGCTAATTTAATTCCATTCTTCATTGCATATACATATTTATTTATTGGAATTGACATTGTTATAAATTTATTGTCTTCACATACTTTTTTACATATATCGCATTTATAAACTATCATTTTTATTTCCTTTTATAAATATTTCCAATGATAACCACCGCTTGTTTTTTGAGCGCCTCTACAGGTTGCGGCTATTCCAGTGTGTGCAATCCCTGTTTTTTGGCTAGCTTCACGAGTTGATTGAAAAATTTGATTTAATTCAATACATAAACATTTTTTACCATTACTATGTTTACCATAATTAGGGTTGTTTGAGCCAGACATTCTTTTACTATGATTAATTTTCCATTCTTCATCATGTTTTATTTGTGGAGATGGATGAGTTTTCCAATACTATTTTAAAAATATAGAATGTTCTTTTCTTCTTTTCTAACCTTCTTTAGTTTGATAATATTCTTTTTTTAACTAACTTTGTTTTGTTTTCCATTCTTTAGATGGATGCCAACCAGAAGTCCCCTAACCACCTTCGGTTAAATTATAATGATTTGGATTTTTAAAACTATTATAATGATTTATCCAAAATTTTTCTCTATCAGAAGCAATTAATGAATATTGCTCTTCAGGAATGTTTTCTATAATAGATAGTATAAAATTATCCTTTCCATATTTATTAATAGCATGATTTAATGCCGCACATCCTTTTCTATTATATTTTGCCTCAGATAAATGTGTACTCCAACGATTTTCAATATTTTTGGCCTTGCCAATATAAATATGATGATTTATTTTATTTTCAATTTTATAAATTCCACAACTCATTAAAAATAATACCCCTCATCTATAATTTCAATATTTTCAACAATTAATTGAGGATAAATTTTATTATTCCAAAAATTTTGATTGCATTTGCAAATTGCATTTGCTTCTTTAAATTTATCTGGTTGAACAGTAAATTTTTCAATCTATTCTTCAGTTCCATTAAACTTAATAATAGATAATCCATTTTTAAGATTAAACTTTAAAGTATTACTTTTCATTATTTGAAAATTAGAATTTGTAATTTTAAAATTAATATTTACATAAGCTCTATCAATATCTTGTCCCCAATAATCATTCATGTTTGCAATATCTAATATTGTTTGATTATTATTTTCGTTTTCTTTAAAATCATAATCAATTCTGTAAATAGGCTCAATAGATACATCTTCTAATAGTTGATCAATATGATAAAGAAAATTATTAACTTGATTTCCTTTTATTCCAATACCATGTGCATTATCATGCCCTTCTACATAAATTACTTCAGGACATTGTTCAAGAATTTCTTTAAAACTATTAATTCCAGTTTTTGTATATCCGCGTCCAGAACCTTCATATGCCTATTCTCCATTTCTGTTAGTTCGTGTTAATAAACAACATGGTCTTTGATATTTTGCCATAAATTTATTTGCAATCAAACCGCGAATTTCAGAATCAATTTGACCAGGTTCTAATAAAAATAAAAGAATTTTATGGTCAAGCATATGATTAGTTTCAATCATTTTCTCTAACATAGCCAAACCTGCATCTTCTGCTCTTGTCTGTCTATTTTTAACATTTGTAACTGTTCTAATTGCTTGTAAAATTAATTTTTCTGTCTCTCCTA